GTTGATCTAGTAGAGAATGGCTTCTGCGATCCTGTAAGAATATTTGTCAAACAGGAGCCGCATACCCGGAAGAAGATGAAGCAACGTAGATATCGTTTGATATCATCAGTTTCCGTCGTGGACCAGATTGTAGAGAGACTGCTCTTTGGAGCACAAAACCGCTTTGAAATCTCTCTGTGGTCTGAGATTCCTTCCAAGCCTGGCATGGGCCTAGCCCTGCAAGACCAGGCTCACAAGCTATTCTCTGATCTTAAGATGAAGTCAAGTCGAGCCCAAGCTGCATGTGCAGATATTTCGGGGTTCGATTGGTCCGTCCAAGAATGGGAGTTTAAGGCGGAACTGTACATGAGATTGAAATTAATGGAGCCAAGCCTTAAAGACAATCCGCGTTTGTTGAACGCGGTACGAAATCGGTTTGCTTGTTTCAGTCTCAGTCTGTTTCAGTTGTCAGACGGCACCTTGATTGCGCAGGAGCTGCCTGGCATTATGAAGTCAGGATCATACCTGACATCTTCCATGAATTCAAGAATCCGCTGCTTAATGGCGGAGATCATTGGCGCCGAATGGTGCATAGCCATGGGCGATGATTCTGTGGAGGCGTTCGTGGAGGACGCCCCAGCTAAGTACCTTGATTTGGGTCATACCTGCAAGGAATACGAGCTATGTCCCACAGATTTTGAGGGCATTTTGGAGTCCGTCGAGTTTTGTTCGCACAAAATTGCGGCGGAGGGTTCCTTCTTGGTTCCCTGGGCCAAGACCCTCTATAGGTATTTGAGTTCCAAGACCCCCCAGTTCCACGATATACAATTTGAGCTGGGAACCAACCCCCATTGGCCATCTATTCGTCAGTATCTAGAGTCGGTGCAATTGGCTCCATCGACAAAACCGTTCTAGTAAGATGGCCCCCAACAAACGCGGCAATGCCGCGAAGAAGAGACCCAATTCCCGACGAGCTTCAAGAGCGGGCGCGGCGATTCATAATGCCCCCGTAGCTCGGAGTTTGAGGA